CTTTGATTGGAAAAAGGTACAAAAACTGAGTGGAGGTAAATCCGAAAACGTGGTAAGAATACTAGCTATTCATACCTACAATATCAGGATGCCTCGAAAGAATAAGAATATAAGCCGATTTTACAACCATAATCTAAGTGGCGATAGCTACTTACTTAATCCTAGAGAGATATTTAAAAACAAACTACAAGTAACTTTCAACAACATGGCACTCTATATTGAGTTGGCAAGTCTTAGAAATTACTTAGATTACAAATGGTATGGCGTTAAATCGTTACCATTGAAATACACAGAGATAGACCGAAAACTACTAGACGAGAATCCTCTACTAGAAGTTGATGGTCAAGATAATATAACATTTTACTACGAGGAAAAAGAAAATGGCAATTAAATTTGGAAACATAGAAGGTAAGGCAAAGAAATCAACAGTTGATGCCTATACCTACATAGAAGGCGACAACAAAATACGTATGGTGGGAGATGTTCTTCCTAGATATGTATACTGGCTATCAACTGCGGACGGCAAGAGAGTTCCTATGGAATGTCTTGGGTTCGACAGAGATAAAGAGCAGTTCACAAACATTGAGAAAGACTGGGTAAGACATTACTTCCCAGACCTTAAGTGTTCTTGGGCATATGCAGTCCAGTGTGTCGATAAAGATAATAAGGTTAAAGTCCTTAATCTTAAAAAGAAACTATTTGAGTCTGTAATGGTAGCCGCAGAAGATTTAGGCGACCCTACAGATATTGAAACTGGCTGGGCATTATGCTTTAAAAAGCAAAAGACTGGCCCTCTACCGTTTAACGTAGAGTATACTTTACAGGTTCTTAAGTGTAAGCCAGAATCTTTAAACGCAGAACAGCTAGAAGCAATAGCAGAATTACCGAATATTGATGACGTAATATCTCGCCCTACTTCAGAACTACAACGAGAGTTTATTGAAAGTAGAGTTCTAGAAAATGCTGGTAAAACTAATATTCCTGACGAAGTCGCGGAAGAAGTTTCAGAGCTACTGTAGTTTACACACTAATTAGCCCCAGGTACTGGGGCTTTTTATCATCTTTAGGAAACACCAATGAAAATTCTATTCAGTGCTGATTGGCACATCAAGTTAGGACAAAAAAGTGTTCCACGAAAGTGGGCGACTAACAGGTACGAATTACTATTCAAAGAATTATACAAGTTGGAAAAAACTGTAGACCTTCACGTAATTGGAGGCGATATATTTGATAGAATACCTACTTTAGATGAATTAAGTTTGTATTTTCAGTATATTAAGGGTATAAATATAAAAACTATAATATATCCAGGTAATCATGAGGCACTAAGAAAAACAACGACCTTTTTCTCTAACTTAAAGGACGTAACTCGTGCTATCAATCCGTTAGTAACAATTCTAGACGATTATTATAAGCTAGAAGACATGGATTTCATTCCATACAACAAATTAAAGATATTCGACCCTAAAGACTTTAGCGGACGAACATTATTCACACACGTTAGAGGTGAAATACCTCCACACGTAACTCCTGAAATCGATTTAGACCAACTTAAACGTTGGGAACTCGTTATTGCAGGAGATTTACATTCACATTCAAATTCACAAGGTAATATAGTTTATCCTGGGAGTCCAGTAACCACTTCCTTTCATAGAAACCCTGTAGATACAGGAGTACTACTATTCGATAGTACTACTTTGAACTGGTCGTGGCTAAAACTAAAATTACCTCAACTTATACGGCAAACCGTAGGTCACCCAGACCAAATGATTGAAACTCACTATCATCATACTATTTATGAGTTAGAGGGTGACGTATCTGAGCTGGTTAAAGTAGACAAAGACAATAAGTTACTAGACAAGAAACTTATTAAACGGTACAACGACTCTGCCCTTATTTTAACTCCAGAAATGACGTTAGAAGACGAGTTAGCAGAGTATTTACAATTTATTTTAGGCTTAAACGACAAAAAAGTTAAAGAAGTCTTAGGAGTGTTCCATGATTATACTTAAAAACCTTAGATGGTCTAATTGCTTCTCATATGGGAAGGATAATCACTTAGATTTACAAAGTAACATTATAGTACAGTTAGTAGGTGAAAATGGTGCGGGTAAAAGTACCATTCCTCTATTATTAGAGGAAGCTTTATTCAATAAAAACTCTAAAGGCGTAAAGAAAGTAGACATTGTAAACAGAAACTCCCCGAAAGACGGTTATCAGATAATTTTAGACTTTGATGTTGATGATAAGTCTTATTCTATCTCTATTAATAGAAAAGCAAGTATTAAAGTAGTGCTTCTATGTGACGGAGAGGACATTTCTTCTCATACAGCCACTAATACGTTCAAAACAGTAGAACAAGTACTAGGATTAGATTTTAAGACCTTTAGCCAGTTGGTATATCAAAGTACCAACAACTCTTTACAATTTTTAACTGCTACAGACACTAATAGGAAGAGATTCTTGATAGAGTTACTAAATTTAGACAACTATTTGAAACTATTTGATAACTTTAAGGAAGCTCATAAGGGCGCAGCTTCAGATGTTGCTGAAATAAAAGGTAGTATTAATACTATTAAAGCCTGGATTAAAAATAACCCTATAACAAGTACTACAAAGAAAGAACTTTTAGAGTTACCAGATTCTCCTGAAGAACTAATATCAGAAAGAGCTTTAGTTCAGGAAAAATTAGACAATATAAAAGATATTAACAACAAAATTAACTTAAATAACCAGTATAAAAGTCAATTAAGTGAAATTAGTTCCGAAGAACTAACTAAAGAAACGATTGAACCCGCAGGAATAGCTGATTTAAGAGCTGAGGATTCTACTCTTAGAAGTCTTTCAGCTCAAGCAACTTCAACTATACAAAAAATAGACAAATTAGGAACAAGTTGTCCTACCTGTCTACAAGAAATAAAAGAAGAAAAAGTACTGGAATTAAAGTCAGAACAAACTGCTATTATTAAGAAAAATAATCGTAGGTCAGGAGAAATAAAGAACTTTCTTATCTATAAAAAAGCCCAGTTAAAAGAGTATGAGGAACACCAAAAAATTATTCAGAAATTTGAAAAATTTTCAAGCCTCGTTGACCAAAATCTACCTACTATAACTGAGGACAAAACCGAGTTAGAGAGAAAAATTACTTCTTTAAATGAAAAAATTTCGGAAAAAGAAAATGAGATTAGGGATATATCTAGTGAAAATACAGCTATAACCAAATTTAATACTGAATTAGATTACCTTATCTCCCAAGTAAAAGAATTTAAATTAAAGTTATTATCAGAAGAGTCCAATTTAAAGAAAAATAATGAAATATATGCGAACTTAGAAGTACTTAAAAAAGCTTTTAGTACTAATGGTCTAGTAGCGTATAAAATTGAAAATCTTGTTAAAGATTTAGAAGATTTAGTTAACCAGTATTTAGCAGAATTATCTGATGGTCGTTTTGGACTTCAATTTGCCATAACTAATGATAAATTGAATGTAGTTATATCCGATGAAGGAAAAGATATAGATATTCTCGCATTAAGTAGTGGTGAACTGGCACGAGTTAATACTTCTACTCTATTAGCAATTAGAAGACTAATGAGTACGCTTTCTAAGTCTAGAATCAATGCTTTATTTTTAGATGAAGTAATTGGTGTATTAGATGATGAAGGTAGAGAGAAATTGATTGAAATTCTATTAAAAGAACATGAATTAAACACCTTTTTAGTAAGTCATGGAGTGGCAGTAAATAAAAGTAAGGCTAAAGGTAGTAGGGCAGAATCAGCACTTTGTAAGGTACTAACGCCTGCTACTGGATGGAATTGGGAAAGAATCCCTTTATCTGGCTCACTAGATGCGAAGCACGGTTTAAAGGGAGATGTGTATATACCTAAACAATTAAATAAGTATTGCGTAGAAGTAAAACATTACAAAGATGACCATCTTACAAGTAAAATGCTTAGTAGTAAATCTCCACAAGTATTAGACTGGTGGGAACAAACAATTAGAGAGACTGAAGAGAATGAAGTAGAAAACCCCTTACTTGTATTCAAGTTTGATAGAAGTAAGTGGTTTTGTGCGTTTTTAGAAGAGCCTATAAATGATTATAGGCATTTTTACTTTTCAG